CGGCAAGTCGGGCGCGGATGTCTTCAATGGATAGCATGGTCATTCTCCTGCTTGGTGATTGCAATTTTTTCTATTGCACGCATTTCAGAAATATGCAATAAGCCATTCCGTTGAGAGAAAAGGAGGCTGACATGAGCAGCAACGTAATGGGCCTTTGCGGGGCCTGGCTTGAAGCCAAACGCCGCGAGGATGAAGCCAAAGCGGCCCGCATCAAGATCGAAGACGAAATCTCCCAGGCACTGGACGCAAAGGACGAAGGCTCGATTACGCACAAGGTCGAGCCGTACAAGGTGACGCTCACCCAGCCGATCTATCGCAAGGTGGACATGGGCGTCTGGGAGACCATCAAGGGCTTCATTCCGATGGAGGCGTGGCCGCTCAAGATGAAGGTTGAGGTAGACGATGCCGGATGCAGGTGGCTCATGAAGGAGCGGCCTGATCTTTGGTCCATCGCTGCCAAGGCAGTCACTGCAACGCCGGGGAAGATCGGCGTCAAGGTGGTGGCGGAATGATCCCGGCATTGGACTTGTACTCTGTTGCTGATGCGTTGCAAAACGCACGCGATCACATCATGCAAGCAAGAGGCAGCATCAATCGCAACCGTGAGATCGATCTTGCGATTGAGAATATACGGGACGCGATGAAACTACTCGGAATGAAGGAGGCCGAGACGAATGGCAATTGATCTTAAGAAACTGGAGCGCCCGAAAGGGCAAAGGCCCATCATCGCAACAGTGTTTGGTGAGGGCGGCATGGGCAAGAGCACGCTGGCTGCAATGTTTCCGAAGCCGGTGTTCATCCGCACCGAGGACGGCACCGCCAGCTTGGCGGGCCACAATGAGGTGATGCTTTTCCCACTGGTCTCATCAAGTCAGGAAGTCCTTGATCAGATCGAGGCACTGGCAACGCAGGAGCATCAATTTAAGACGCTGGTGCTGGATAGCATCACGCAACTTGCCACCATGATCGAGCATGAAATTGTTGCAGCCGATCCGAAGGCGAGGAGCATCAACCAGGCTGGCGGCGGTTACGGCGCTGGCTATAACACCGCCGCCGAAAAGCACCGGCAGGTGCGGGAATGGGCTGGCGCACTAGCTTACGAACGCGGGATGAACGTGGTCTTTATCGGCCACGCTGACACCGAGACGCTCGATCTGCCAGACTTCGATCCGTTTGCCAGATACACGGTGCGGATGCACAAGAAGTCACTGCCGCATTACACCGACAACGTAGACTTGGTGGGCCTGATCCGGCTCAAGACCTATGTCCGAGGCGATGGTGACAAGAAGCGGGCGATCTCGACAGGCGACCGGGAGATCATCTGCTTCCCGCAAGCCTCGAGCGTGACCAAGAACCGTTTCAACATCACCCAGCCGCTGCCGTTCACCTTCGAAAGCGGCAACCCTTTTGAACCTTTTGTAGCCAAATAGGAGAAGAGAATGAGACTGAATGGATTCGATGCGAATGTCGTGGAGCCGAGTGCGCCGCGCGAAACGATCCCGGCTGGTAAGTACAAGGCCGTGATCACGAAGTCGGAAGAGCGCCCCACCAAGGCACAGACCGGCTCGATGCTGGTGCTGACCTGCCAGATCATTGAAGGGCCGCATCAAGGCGTAAGCCTGATGGACCGGCTGAACCTCAACAACCCGAACAAGACGGCGGAAGAGATTGCCCAGAGGACGCTTTCGGCCATCTGCCGCTCGGTTGGTGTGATGATGCCGAACGAGAGTTCGGACCTCCACGACAAGCCGATGATGATCACGGTGAAGGTCAAGCCCGCAGAGGGCAACTATCAGGCATCGAACGAGATTGCTGGATATGAGCCGTGCGAAGGCGGTGCACCGGCTGCGGCACCTGCGGCGGCTGCAACGCCACCCTGGAAGAAGAAGTAAGGAGAAACGGGGCGGCTCTCACGGGTCGCCCCTAATATTTAAGGATTGTGCAGCATGGATCATATTAGGGATTACTGGAAAGACCCGGTCAAAAAAAAGGCTAGGCTTGAAAAAATGGCGCATACACGATTTCTAAATAAACAGATTAAGATGAAGCATCGAAGCCAACAGCTCTCTGAATTCGATGAATTGTCAAGATCGATCGTGCGTCTAAAAAAACAAAAAGATGAACTCGAAGCAAATATCAAACAGCTCCTCCCGCAAACAAAAACAATATTTGAAGACGCATGTTTGACGGATGTTACGATCCATAACGAGTTTGAAATAATTGCAGCATCTATACCGTTTAAGCCTCTGTGCGGAATCTACTTTTTGATAAAAGAGAAAAAAGTTGTTTATGTTGGGCAATCGGTAAATGTACCGGCTAGGGTTGCATCGCATTTTCATGACAAGAAAAAATCTTTTGAGAATGTCGCGATTATTGAGTGTCATCCAGATCAATTAGATGTCTGGGAGACCTTGTATATCCATTTGTTGAGGCCAGAACAAAATGGAAAAGGCAACACAGAATCGGGAAAGACAACCCCTATGAGCCTAAAAGAGATTATACTTCAGATAAACACTAATAAAAAAGAGGAATTGGACAGGAGACACATCAAAATTGCAAATGGTTTTTACGAATCATGACCACCGACACCTATGCAATCGAACGCTTCATGAAGCAGCAGCTGGACGGCAACTTCTGGAGTTTCGATATCGAAGGCCGCATCGTCTGGAACGATGTGCCAGTTGACTATATGCCGCAATTCAAACGATACACATGGACAGACGGCGAGGAAGATCGGCCAAAGACGCAAATGGTTCGCCGCGATTGGTCGATGGATGACTTCCGACGGATCGAGAAGCTGCGGATCAAGAGGCGGTTTTGGAAAGAGATTGCCAGGAACTTCGGTGCAAGTGACACCGCCACGAGCGACTTTTACAAGCGCATCATTGCCCAGCAAAATGAGAACATGACGAAAGAAGTCACAATCAGGCGGATGAAGATCATCAAGTGGATGCACGACGAAGGCGTCAATGCAAAAGCAATTAGCATGTTTATGCACTATGATCGAAGGATGATCGAGAGCATTACCGGGAGGGAAGACGTATGAAACTAGACATGACATCTCCAATCGTAAAGGCGATCTACCAGCAATACGAAGACAACCGCCGCAACGCACATAGGCCGCATCTGGGCGGGTCGCAGATCGGAAACACTTGCGCCCGCTCACTCTGGTATCAATTCCGGTGGACCTATACCGAGAAGCACGAAGGCCGCATCTTGCGCCTCTTTGAGACTGGCGAACGCGAGGAACTGCGGGTGATCCAGAACCTGCGCGCTGCCGGTTGCACGGTCTGGGATCGCGATCCGGCAACAGGCCAGCAGTTCCGATATACGGCGGTTGGCGGGCATTTTGCCTTGAGCCTGGACGGAGTTGTCGAAGGCTTGCCGGATAGCACGCAGCCGCACACGCTCGAAGTGAAAACCATGAGCGAGAAGTATTTCAAGGTGTTGTGCAACCTCGGCGTCGAGAAGGCGAAGCCGGTCTACTACGCACAGTGCCAGATCGGAATGCACCTGAGCGGGCTGGATCGGTGCCTGTTCATTTCGGTCAATAAGAACACCGATGAGATTTACGCAGAGCGGCTAAAGGTCGATCATGCCTTTGCAGAGTCGCTTATCGAGAAGGCAAGAAAGATCATATCGACCGAACGGCCACCGCTTGGAATCAGCAACGATCCGGCGTGGTTCGAGTGCAAGTTCTGTCCGTATCATTCGATATGCCACGGAGATGGCGCTGCGGAACTGAACTGCCGCACATGCGCCTTCTCGACGGCAGAGACTCAAGGCTGGTCCTGCGCCAGGCACAAGAAGGCACTCGATGAGATCGACCAGCGTAGCGGCTGCGGTGATCACATATACAATCCGGCTCTGGTGAAGCTGCCGGTGCACGACACCGGAGAAGACTGGATCGACTACATCAACGAAGACGGCGAGATCGTGCGGAACAAGGGCAGGGAGTTCAGCAAGTGCTAGAACTCCGCCCCTATCAACGCGCCGCCATTGATGGGCTATACAATTATTGGTCCGACAAGAAGGGCGACAACCCCATCATCGTTGCTCCGACTGGCTCTGGCAAGAGCCTGATCATCGCGCACCTGATCAAGGATGCGATGAGTTATCCCGGCACGCGCGTTCTGATCTTGACGCATGTCAAGGAGTTGCTGGAGCAGAACGCCAATGAATTGGTGGCGCTTTATCCCGAGGCAGATGTCGGCTTCTACAGCGCCAGCCTCAAGAAGAAGGTGCTGCGGAAGCCGATCACGTTTGCGGGCATCCAGTCGATCCACAAGAAGGCTTATCAGATGGTGCCAGCGCCCGATCTGGTGATCGTAGACGAGGCGCACCTGATTCCGAAGAACTACGGCACACGCTACAACAAGTTTCTCTCGGACCTTCGCATATGCAATCGCGGTGTGAAGGTGGTCGGTCTTACGGCCACGCCCTACCGGCTCGATAGTGGCTGGCTGCACGAAGGCGACAACGCGATCTTTGACGGCATTGCATACGACATCCCGGTTGCCGATCTCATGGAGCAGGGCTTCCTAGCCCCAGTGATTAGCAAGAGCGGCGTCAAGACCATCGACCTCTCGAACGTCGGCAAAC